TGATTTGATGAGCAAAAAAACCAAGGAATGGTGGGGTATTGAGATTGAAACTGTTTTCAAAACATATAAAGGCGGCTTTGAGGGTCTTGAGGGGGAATGTATCCGCCGCAAACAACTTCCAAGCCTTGCTTATGGATATAAGGCTTGTTCAATGAAATACAAACAGGAACCGCAGCGAAAAAGAATTAGGGTATGGATGGACGAAAACAGTCATAAAGAGGTAATTCAATCTGTTGGATATGATTTTGGCGAGGGTCACAGGGCAACATACATTGCAAGCAATGATCTTGGAAAGGGAAGGACGGCATTTAATTGGTTTCCGCTCATTGAATGGAAGTGGGGCAGGAAAGAGTGCATTGAAAAAATCATGCAACATGGAATTCCATTGCCGGGAAAGTCATCTTGTTTCTTTTGCCCCGCTATGAAAAATAGTGAGATTTTGCGCCTGCGGAAAGAACACCCAGAATATTTTGAGCGGGCAATTGAAATAGAAAAAAATCTTAAAATTGATGGTCCCAAAAAAGGATTGAGTTTTGGAGTTAAGTGGAGTGATATTGTTCAAGCCGACGATGAACAATTGAAATTATTTGATTGGCTGGATAAGCATGACCCGCATCCTATACCTTGTGGGTGCTACGATGGATAAAAAGACAAAACAACTTCTAAAGGAAACAAGTTCAGCTATCACGGTTGCACTTGAATGCTGGAAATCTCCAGATAGTCCAGAAGCATTTTGCTTCGCAATGAAGCATCTAATGATTTTACGAGATAGAATTAATCAGCAATCTTGCAGGCAGCATGAGAACCGTGACAAGACCCTCTCCCATTAAATTGGTGACCGGCGGGCGGCATGTTGAAAAGGGATCGCGACCCGTTCCTGCATAAAATTTTAATAATATATGCCTAAACCAATAGAAGGATTGATACCCCCCGGAGGACATCACTACATGGAAAGTGATGTCAAGATTTCCGGAAGCAGTTTAAAGAACTTGCTGGACAATGTAACGACTTATCGTGCGGAAAACCACATTCCGGTTGGAGATGTTGAAGGTGATGTAACTAACTACATCTGTGGTAACTGGCCACATTTCTGCCATGGTGTGGACATGGTTGTTGTAACGAGTGTTTCAACACAAACCGCATCCGGCGACTTGATGCAGGATATTGGAACCTGGGCAAGGAATATCCTCCACTCCAACAAAAGGATCAACTTGGTAAGCGATGAACTTGCGGAGGAACGGGCAAGGATTTGCCGACAATGCCCGAACAATGTGAATTGGCGCGGTGGGTGTTCATCGTGCGTTGCAGCAACAAACCGCATTTGCGCAAGCATTAGGAACGCGCGGGACACACAATCCTCACAAGTCTTGGGCGGATGCAGGCTGCTTCGGCATGACAACAGAAGTGCAATTTTCTTTGACAAGGAATCATTGTCTGCGTCAAATGATTTGCCAGATTTTTGCTGGTTGAATACTAAATAATTATGGCAGATGTCTTAAAACCACTACCCGCACTTGTTACCGATACTTACGCTAACAAGGCGCCACGCATTACAGACAACCAGACAAAGCCGAGGCAACTTAACTTTGATGTTGTTGATCCGTCCCCAACGAGCAACGGGGATGTTGTTGACCCGAAGACGCTGCAAGTCCGGCGCACATTCAAGGATGCCGCGCAAGCACATTCTGCTTATCGACGCCTAAAACAACAGAATGTAGAACGAAACCGCAAAAACCAGTTGATCCAAAAGAAGCTCAACAACGAGCCTCCGTATAGTGCGAAAAAACTGGAAAGCATGGGGCAAAGCTGGAGGAGCAATCGTCCAACAGGGTTCCTGTCCACGATGATTAGTCGAATCCAGCCCCCGTTCAAGCAAGTCATTGAGCAGGCTCCTACGCTTACCTATACAAAGTTCCCGATTGAAAGCGTGGATGCAGAACACAAAACCAAAGTGTTCCGAGAAGAGATCACAAAATGCATCCGTGGATGGAGCGGGCATGACGACATCGTTGCCCAAGTGGTGCATGAGAATACCACATTTGGGTTCTGTGGGCTTTGTTGGGATGACCTCCGGGATTGGAAACCGGACTTCCTTCGGCAAGACTACACATTCTTTTCGATTGAGACGCCACAAGAAACCGAAGCAACTCCGATTTGGGCAAGGAAACGACGCTATCAAATTGCAGAACTTTTGCCTGTCCTTGAAGACCCGCAAATGTCTGCCATGGCGGGATGGCATATCAAGAACCTTGTAAAGGCAATCAACAATGCAATCCCTGCTGGACGCACGCTTGATGCTGATGACGATGCCCGTCGATACGAAGACTGGATTCGCGAAGGAAGCTACGGGGCAAGCTACGAAAACGATGCAAAGTATGTTGAGCTTGGAGAGCTTTTGGTGCGCGAACCGCACGGCAAGATAAGCCGGTTCCTGTTTGACGACAAGAGCGGCGACGAGATTTGCACGCAGCTTGACCGCTACAACCGCATGAGTGAATGCTTGGCATTGTTCAGCGTTGAGATTGGAAGCGGCAATTTGATGTCGAGCAGGGGGGCTGGGCGCGACCTTTACAACACGCACATCGCAGTTGAGAAGGCACGCAATCTGATTGTGGACAACTCCTATCTTTCGGGAATGTTGCTCCTCAAGAAAGGTCCGAATGCAAAAGCCGGGGCAGCCCCGTTGACTGTCCACCACCCTGTTGCCTATGTCGCGGAGGGATATGAGGTCATCCCGCAAAACCTTCCCGCCAATGTGCAAGACTTCTTGAATCTTGATCGTTTCATCTCCGGTCTTGCGGAAATCCAGATTGGAACATTCTTGCCGAGTTCCGCACTTGGAATGCGCGACCAAAAGGTTACTGCGTCCGAAATCAATCGTGTTGCCGCTATTGAAAATCAAATCCGAGAAGGAATCTTGATGCGGTTCACGAAACAATACAGCAATGCCGTGGAAAGGATGCAGCGCGGAATTTGCCACCCGGAACATATCAAGGCAGCTTCCGAACTAAAGACCAAATTGGATATAGCCCGACAAATTGTTCCCAACGCAGTATGGGCGCGTGCAGATGTTGTTGATGCATTTGACCGCAGCGTCATGGAACTTCCGTCTTTCCTTGTTCCATTCCAAGTTCCCAACCATTTGGACGAAGACGCAATTGCCTGCGTTTTGAACATGCTTGAAAGGAATGTTCCCCCTTCGGACATCCTTCTTATGGCATATAGCCCAGCAGAAGAGTTGTTGCCGGATACCCAAGCCCAGAACGAACAGATTCTGGACATGATGATCCAGCGATACATGGGCAATCCCAATGTCAACCAGGATGAGTTGCTGAAACTCGACTGGAGCAGGAAGCTTGGCGAGAGCATTGCCAATGCAGTTATCCTTCCGAAGGAACAAGTGGAATCGCTCGCAATTGAAGCAACGCGCCAACAGATCATCGAACTGCAATCCATCATTGCTGGTCAAGAAGTCCCCGTTTCGCCCCGCGACAACGATATTGTGCATTTGAATGTCATGGCGCAAAAGCTCATGCCGCTCATAGAAAACGCCCCGGCTGGTTCCCTGCCTCCGGAAATGGTGCAGCCCCTCAACAAGGCGTTGGAGCATTTTATGGGTCATATCATGCAGGCACAGGCGAAGGGCGTGGATTCAAAGCAAGTTTCGGAATTCCGTTCTGCGGCCGAGAGGGCATTTGCACATTTGACCTCTGGGCAGGGAGTGGCGCCACATCCGGCATTGCAACCAGCGGCAGCGCCACCGGCAATGGGTGGATCGCGGGCGGGAAGGGTGAGCCTTGGACAATCACGCGAAGCCGGCCAAGCCGCAGACGAAATCCCCACACAATTCGGAATGGTGAATGAAGTTGCCAATCCCCCCAAGCCCCCTACTGCCGGATAAAACAGTTGCACAACAAACAAAACCAAATATAAATAAAAATATGGGTGGATCAAATACGAGAACCAAACAACCTCCTGTTGCATACAGGGAAGAGGGACAACCCCCTGTTTCCGCGCAAGAAGAAGCAACGATTGAAAAGTTGCTTGCACAAGGTATGAGTGGTCCCGCCGACCAGTCTGCTGCAAAATACGGCAACATGGCTATGTCTGCATTCAGCCAGCTTCGCAGCAAGGCTTCGGAATTGAGTCCCAACCTATTCGGGCGCGATGTTTCCGCTCCGGCTGCTGATGAATCAAAAAATAAATAACAAATGAATTGGAAGAGTGAAGACTCTGCCCAGTTTAGGGACTACTTGCAAAAAAGTGGATTTAAGCTAAAGGCATATCTGCAATCACGAATCCCTACTTGTGATGGCAAAACAATTGAAGAAGTTGCATTGCAAGCGAAATACAAAGAAGGATTCGAGAAAGTTTTGAAAGAAATAGATGATATGATTTCTTTCAATGAAAATGCAGATGATAGCTCTAATGGCAATTTCACAACCATGTAATTATGGGAGGACATTCAACAAACAAGTATCCAGTTGTCCCAGCTAAAGATTTAGGACTTGATGAATACTTCAAATCAAATCCAAATGTTGCTGGAATGGCATGGGGTGGCGGGTTGAATGGAAGTAATCCAAATGAACCGAGAGTTGTAGCAGTAAATGAATATAGTCCTAATCTTAAAACTCCAGAAGCAAAACAAAGCCTAATTCAAAATGAAAGAATTAGGCATAAAATGGATGAAGATAAATGGAAGGCATCATTCTCCATTACTCCAGAACAATCAGAATGGGCGAAGTCGCTTGGATCTTATGCAAATAATCCAGAAATGTTAAAACAAACTATTGCAGCAAGGCTTGCTGTTGGCGATTATGTTCCATCACCGACTAAAGAACAGGTTAAATCTGCAATGCAGTTTAATGAGGTAAAATAAATTATGGCGGCAACCATTAAAAAACGCTTTACAAAGATTGTAGTGAATAAGGCTACTGGTCGCACTCGCACAATCAAGTATGGTCAGGCAGGGAAAGCAAAAGATGGCAAGGATCGCATTCGACCGGGGACAGCGCATGGTGACAGCTATTGCGCTAGAAGCCTTGGCATAAAGAAAAGACTTTCAAAAAGCAAGCAAAACGACAAGAACAGTCCTAACAACTTAAGTCGGAAACGCTGGAGATGCCGTGGAGCCAAATCCATGAAAAAATAATAACACAATAAATTTAGTTAACCCAACCAACCAAACAAAAATAAATATGGCAGACACAGACGAAAACATTGTCGAATCCGATGTTACTGGATTCGGGAACCCGAGCCTTGATTCGGATAAAATTGATGACTCGACAGAGGATCAAATCGACAACTTGCTTGATGAGGTCATTAAGCAACAAGAAGGAGATACCAATGAAACAAGCAATACAACAGACAGCACAGGCACTACGGACGATCTACTACAAGATCATGTGGAACCTCCTGTGGAAACACAAAGTGAGAGAGCAACTGGCGAGGGTCAAGTTGATACTAAACCCGCAGAACCAGCAAAGCCAGAGCTTGAAATCGATCCGGAAATCGCAGCAATTGAGCAACCGCGCAACCTCTCTGAAAAAAACCAAAGCAACTGGCGGAAGCTCCAAGAAACGGCAAGCATCTACAAAAAGCAAGCCGAAGAAGCAGAGCAACTCCGACAAAAAATTGCACAGCTTGAGCAAAGCCCAGCACAAGTCCCGCAAGACTACGAGGATCTAAAGAAGTTCCGCCAGATATTTGACATCAAGAACGATCCGGAGTTCCAGTCAAAATACTCCAGACCGATTGAGACTGCCAAGAACAACATCTATGGCATCCTTCGCAAGCATGGTGCATCCGAGGATGTGATTACCAGCATTGAGAAGGCTGGAGGACCGGACAAGATTAGCGACGAGTTCTGGAGGAATCCGGCATTCCAAAGCCTTCCTTTTACGGATGCCGAAAAACTCAAGCGAAACCTTGTTGATGTTTCGGATTTGCGGGACAAACAGGAATCCGAGATACAATACGCCGCAGAAAACGCTGATAAAATTCTGCAAGAACGTGAGCTTGAAAAAGGTCAATGGTATGAGAGGACAGTCACAGAGATTGATCAAGAACTTGACAGTCTGACGAAGGATTTGCCCTGGGCAAGGTTTGCAGATGTTCCGCAGAATGCGACACCGGAGCAAGTCCAGCAAATTGAGGCGCACAACTCTCGCGTTTCAGAGCTTGCCACCAAATTTGAGGCTGCTCTTTGGCCTACAACCGCCAAGGATCGCACAAACATTGCTGCCGCCGCTGTGTTTAGCCATGTGCTTTCCGACCAGCTACGGACAGAGCAAACGCAAAAGAACGCACTTCTGGATCAAGTCAAGAAGCTGACTGCCGAGAATAATGCTTTGAAAGCATCAGGCAAGATGCCCAGGCAGTCGATCTCCAATCAAGCTGTCAACAAGCCTTCAAGTGTAAATGAACGCATCAAGATGAATGCCTCAGATGCCATCGACCTTGGTCTTGATGAAGCTCTTGGTGGATAAGTATCAATATACGATACTTATACATAAATATATGCAACTATATCCTAAAGTTAGTATGTTTTGATATAACTTCATAATAAATACAACATATGGAAGTTAAAGTATCTCCAGACGAGAAGATTACAATGAATGCACTTGACTCTGCCGACCCGTTTGCGAGGAACGGAAGGTTGAGCCAACCATTAAAACAAAATGTTGCAAGGGTTCCAAAGCGGGATTTCTCACATTACGACGAACCCGTTGAAAAAAAGGTTCAAAAAATTGAAGCTGAAGAAGAAAAACCAGAAATGAAACAACAAAAGCGCGGCAGGAAACCAAAGGAAGAGTCAAAAAAAGAGGATGATTTTGTTAATCCAATCATTGAATCACGAACTGGAGAGGGATTGCCGTCATATCGTTGTGAGTTTGCTGGAAGGGATATTTTTGTGGGCTTCCCTTGCTACAAAACAACCAATCCAGTAACCGCATTTGCCTTAATTGCCATGGCACTTGACTTCGGAAAGGACAAAATCCGCTTCGATATGTCAATTGGAGATGCGATGATATACCATTCTCGCAATAAAATCGCGCAAAAGTTCCTTGAAACTGATGCCAAGTGGCTTTTGATGATTGATGACGACATTATTCCGTGCATTGGCCGTCCAAATTGGATGAAATCCACGGTTGCAAGCGCGAGAAACATGCCGGATGCACCGCTTCAGCGACATGTGCTGCAAAGACTGATTGGTGCGAACAAAACTTTGATTGGAGGAGCATATTTTGGTAGGCAAGAGGGCGCCCCGCTGATGTGTTCTGATCGCACATTGGAACCAAAAGCCAGAGCATACCAAGACGAGGTGGCTCCTGTGGATTGGGTGGCTACAGGGTGTATGCTTGTCCATCGAAGGGTCTTTCAGGACATTGAAAATAAGTATCCAGAGCTAAAATCGCCAATCGCGAATGGCGCATTTGACTTTTTTCATCCTATCAATTCGGTAACCGGGGAAGATGTGTCATTCTGCAAGCGTGCAAAGGAAGCCGGACACCAGCCACACATTGATCTTGGTCTTCCAGTCTTCCACGTGGGATTCAAGACATACTGAATATGAAAAACATCTACGCATTTTACACAAGCATCCAGCTTGCAGACCAAAACGAAGAGTTTGCTTGTTCAAATTGGTGGAAAACATCTTGGGAAAATCTTGGCTGGAAGGCAACAATGCTAAACCGCTCGCATGCACAGGGTTCACACTTATACAACAAGATTGCCTCAAAGATGATGAATGCCACTTCAAAGCTTTCGCAAGAACGCAGGAGCGAAGTTGACTGGCTAATGGCAAGGTTTTCCCGTTGGTGTGCCTTGCACGCAGCCGGAGGTGGATGGATGAGTGATTATGATGTTTTTAACCATAATTTTACTGTAGAGAAGGCAGATGAGATTGAGCAAAAGCAAAGCTTGTATGTCTGTGGTGAGCCTGCATATCTATTTTACGCAACCCGCGATATGTGTTCTGCTGCGATTATGAAATTTATCAATCAGGACATTTTTGATTTGACGGAAAAATCCATGGTAAATTCGGTAGATAAAGATTTGCCTGCAAAACTGGTAAAACATTGCCATTCTAATGGAAAAAAGAAAAGATCTGAAATAATGCAGGGACTCGCGTGAACAGCCCGTTCTACAAAAAAACAACTTTTCTACATACTGGTCACATTGGTGACATTATTGCGTTTCTTCCAATTTATTATGGCATGGAAGGAACGCACCTAGTCATAAAAGATGGAGATTCATGGATGGCACCCATGAAGGGGTTCAAATACAATTCTCTGAAACCACTTCTCATAAACCAAGGCATTAATGTATCGTTTAATGATACAAGTGTCGTTGATTATGATATGACGCATTGGAGGGAATGTTATGAACACCATATTAGCCTGCTCGACTCACAGGCAAGATTTGTAAACTTTGTTCCAAGGAATACTGGTCATGTTAAAATAACAGAGCCTTGGATAAAGGTTGACCAGGATAGCAATATTCTTGGCAAAATTGTATTCAATAGATCTCACAGATACAGGAATCCAGCATTCAACTGGAGAAGGATATATGACGCATATCACAAAAATGCTGTTTTCATTGGGACAGAAGAAGAATACAGGGATTTCTGCAATGTTGTAGGTCCAATATCATACTATCCTACAGCAGATTGCTTGGAGGTTGCCATGGCAATAAGTGCTTGTTCACTATTCGTAGGGAATCAATCTTCTGCCTGCTGGATTGCGATGGCAATGATGAAGCCGCTTATACAAGAGGTTTATACTCCAACCCCAAACAGCATAATCAAATACAACGGGGCAATCTATGCATTTGATGACAAAATTAAATTGATTGACTTAAAATGAATGCTGTAATTGTAAAAGCAAAAAGACAATCTGGAATAGTTCAAAATCTTGTTGATTATATTGAACAACTTGATGGGACAAAAGTTGTTGTTATTGATGCAATAGATGAAACAGACCGATACCCGGACAGGAACAATTTTGCATTCCATCAAGCTGTTGTTGAAATGGCTGGAGAAACTTTTTTTTGGTTGGAGCCTGACTCTATTCCAATTAAGAAAAACTGGTTGCAGACAATAGAAAAGGAATACTTGGAGTCCTGGAAGCAATTCATGCTTTCTTCCGATAAGAATCCTCCGCATGACTTGATTGGTGGAATTGGAGTATATGGACCAAGAACAAAAGAAATTATTCCAAAACATATTGAAGGAGGTCATGGTTGGGATGGTTGGATGATTCGCAATGTGCCACACTTGATTCACAGAACTCCCATCATTCAACACAGCTATGGATTCTATGATCCAAGTGGCTATGCAATTTCACACAGATTCCCAAGGGACATTGATATGATCAGAGAAAACTCCGTAATTTTCCACAGAGATAAATACCAAGACTTGATTGGCATAGTAAATCGCCAACAGATCAAGTGTGATTAGATCATTGTAGCAAATTTCACTATAGACAAAGAATAAAACAACAAGACCCAATCAAATGAAAGAATCAAGCAAAGCAATGGAGCGTCGGTTTAAGTCCGAAAAATGTAGTCTTTTTTCTGACATATTCCAAGGCAAGGGAATTGATATCGGTGCAGGCGACGACCTCATCAATGTTCCCGGCGTTCGCAGATTTGACATGGAGGACGGAGACGCAAACCATCTTGATCAATACTTCCCAGAAGAATCATTCGATTTCATCCATGCCTCGCAATGCCTGGAGCATATGCATGATCCGAAAGCTGCTCTTGATTCTTGGCTGAAGGTTCTTAAAAAAGGTGGATACGCAGTTATTTCAATCCCATCTTGGGAACTCTACGAAGGAATGGTCTGGCCAAGCAGATTCAACCCGGACCACAAGTCAACATGGTCACTTTGGCAAGAAGGTTCTCCTGCGCCAATTCATGTTAAACTTCCAGAGTGGACTGGATATTTTTATGATTGCGATTTAATCTACTGCGACCTAATCGACACAAACTATAATTACAAAATTGGAACATCCGTCGATCAGACATATCCATACGAGAATCGCGTGGAAGCATTCATTGAATTTGTTCTTCGTAAAAGGTAAACACTACACTCGATTATCTTATCATTTAAGATAATTGTAGCATTCCAATATAGCTCCCGGCAGGCTTGAGGTTGGCGGCTAATTGAGACACTTCGCCTGTTGTGTAGATGAAGCGTCTCAACCCAATCAACTCCCGTATAGGAATCGGCAGTATGGCTATCTCGACATAATTCTGTTGTCTTTATCGGGCCGCACTAACACTCAATATACACCCTCAACAGAACCTTCGCCCGTATCGCTACGGCGTGTATTCAAAGACCATTTTCCTGATGTTAGGAAAATGGTATCTGTGACTGGTTGGCATGGCTACATCATTCCAGTCATGTGCGTTCTGCAACGGCAAGTAACCCCGCAGGATCGTTGCCGTGATTTCGGTCATATTTCGCCTACCGATACAGCATCTTTTTCGTGATTCCTGTTGCCACCCTTTTGGATTCATGCAAAAGAAAAACCCGCCTTGATAGTAGCCATATCAAGACGGGAATTTCTGTTAGGGAAATTTGTCCTATGAATCTGGCTACGATTCAAGAAAGATGCAAGCAAGATAATGGATTTTTCTTTTGTGTCAAAATATTTTTTTGAAAAAACCATTTGACGATATTCGATCCATGATGGATTTGTCGCAACAGCACGGCGCACCATCTCCGAATGATGGCGACTCGCAGAAGTCAAAAGAATCTGCAAACAGGACGCAACAACAAGCCCAGCGTTCCGGGGCGATCAAACAACTTGCAGCTATCCAGCAATGGATGTGTCGCACTTGAATGTCGCCCGAAGTTTTCTAAACGGAGGGTAGGTTCAAGCAGAACAAAACCCAAACAACAACAATCAAAATAGAAAACTACTAAAATGGCTAACGAATGTATCCCCTTGGCCGCGATCCAAAACTTCGCCTCCAAGGATGTCAACCGCATCATCGGACAAATCGGTCGAGTTCTCGCCCGCAAGAGTCCCTATATCAACTCCATCGACGGCGGCACGCTCCCGAATGTTTCGGATGTCGTCCGCAGCGTCGTTGAGGAAATGGCAGTTCCTGCCGCTTCCCTCGCCGCTCCGACCTTCGTCAATGACACCACCCTTTGCGGCGTTGGTGCCACTCCCGACCAGGTTGGTTCTACGGAGTATCAGTTCCAACTCCAGACACTCCGTGGAGCCGGTCCCCGTGTTTGCGTCAAGCAAGCCCGCACCGCCTTCAAGGGTTCCTACCTCCAAGCTCAAGTTTCTCTCGAAAAGACGATCCTCCAGCTTATCAATGCTGACATCCGCTATCAATACCTGATCCAGTCCGGCATCAAGTATGTGGTCAACAGCACCCAGTCGTTCTCGCAGAACCTGACTGGTGACATGCAGCAGATCAACACGCAGTTCGCGGCTGTCCTTCCCGACGCCCCGCTTAACTTCAAGACCCTCTATCGCATTGGAACCTTCCTCCGCGAAGAGATGCTTGCAGAGCCTTTCGCGTCGAAAGATGGCGAGTTCTTCCAAGTCCTCGCTTCCGCCGACCAGATTGAGAACCTGCGCAACGATGCTGATGTCAAGGAAGACCTGCTCTACTTGACCGCTGGCAGCTTCAAGCTTGGTGAGGAGTCCATCTCCGGTTACCAGTTCATGGGCTATCGCGGGTTTGCCTTCGGCATCGACCAGCAGCCGCTCCGTGCGACCGGGTTCGATGGTTCCGGCAACCTGGTCCTTGTTAACCCCATCGTTTCGACTGCCGTCACGAACGGATTCGCCCAGCGCCGCAACCCGGCTTGGGTGTCTGCCCCGTATGAAGTGGCATTCGTCATCGCTGGCGAGGCTTTCAAGCGCCTCATTCCCGAGCAGTATGTTGGCGAGGGAACCTTCAAATTCGCCCCGCAACTCGCGATGGGTGAGCTTGAGTGGACCTATTTCCGCGACAACGATTGCAACCTGTATGGCGACTTCGGTCAGCACATCTACCAAGTCTCGCGTGCGATTCAGCCGATTCGCCCGCAGAACGTGTGCGCCATCGTCTACAAGCGTTGCCCGTTTGACGGCAATCCGCTTCCCTGCTCGACCTCATCGACTGGTCTGTAAGAAAGCATAGGTTGGTATCGGTGGGGGTAGTTTAATCTGCCCCCACCTCACCAGCTTATATTTTCAATGTCTAAAGTTAATTGGATAGCAACTGGTCCGTCTTGTTCAGCGCCATCTTGTGGATGCCTGCCCGGCTCTCAGTGTGATTGCTGTTGGCCAAACACAGGTGCTACTGGTGCATCTGGTGTTCAGGGCGCTACTGGTGTCCAAGGTGCAACAGGATTAACTGGAGCAACTGGTGCCGGAGCAACTGGCGCAACCGGTCCCGCTGGAGTTCAAGGTCCACAAGGATTTTCCGGATTGCCTGGAGGACAGGGAGCAACTGGCGCAACTGGCCCTGCTGGTGTAAATGGACTTCCTGGAATACAGGGGGCAACTGGTCCCCAGGGCGCATCGGGGTCAGGTGCTACTGGGGCTACTGGGGCAACTGGAGCAACAGGATTAATCGGTTCTACGGGTGCTACTGGTATTTTGGGGGCAACTGGCGCAACTGGTCCTGCTGGAATTACTGCGCCACTTTACCAAGCTACATATTATAAAAGCGCAAACCAAAATCTAACGAATGGAAATACTGATATTACATTTGACCAAGATGCGGCTTGGAACAATGACAATGGATTAATTACACACACGGCTGGATCAACAGATTTTGTTGTAGTTCAAGCTGGACTTTATCAACTTGAGTTTAATCTTTCCGTCAATGCAAATGCGGCAACATGGAATACAAGTAATAGCAAAGTTGTCTCAATTGATATTACTCGTTCTCCAAACGCAGAACAGGTTGTTATTGGTCAAACTGCTCTTACAGCAACAACTCAAAGCTACACGCAAAGCGTTGTTTCTACTTTCAAACTTGAGGTTGGAGATGTAATAAATCTTCGTCATTACGGAAACTTCGCAACAGCAACTCCATTTGTTTTAGGTGTTCAAAATACAATTGATCTTAATACTTGGTTCAGTTGGAGGTTGCTGAATTCTGGAACCCAAGGATTGACTGGATCGACCGGGGCTACAGGAGTAATTGGTTTGACAGGGGCAACTGGTCCTTCTGGAGGTCCAATCGGAGCAACGGGGGCAACCGGAGCTACAGGTTCTGCTGGTGTTAATGGGGCAACTGGAGCTACTGGTGTCGCTGGTGTTAATGGAGCAACTGGAGCCACGGGGGCTACTGGACCTTCTGGAACAAATGGTGCAACCGGCGCAACTGGCGCAACTGGACTTGGAACTACTGGAGCAACTGGGGCAACCGGAGCAACGGGACCATCTGGATCTGCTGGAACCAATGGCGCGACTGGGGCTACAGGCGCAACTGGTGCGACCGGACTTGGTGCAACAGGTGCAACAGGTGCAACAGGGATTGGAACAGTAGGCGCCACGGGTGCAACTGGAGTGGCGCCAGCAAATGTTGTTACAACAGATACAGTTCAAACAATAACAGCAAACAAAACATTCGATGGGAATGTTAAATTAAAAACTTTTACTGGAACAAGGCAAAATTCAACAATTTCTTCTGGAACCCTCACGCTTGATTTGAGCCTTGCCAATTTTTTCACAACTACACTCAGTGCAAATGTTACTACGTTAACTCTTTCAAGTGTTCCTGTAAGTCCAAACCTTTCATCTATTGTTCTTCAAGTATTTTTTAATTCCAATACTGTGTTTACAATAACTTGGCCGGCATCATTTAAGTGGGCTGGAGGAACAGGTCCAACACTTACTTGCTTGAATGGCAAGTATGATACTTTTTCGTTTCTTACATATGATGGAGGAACGACATGGTTTTCTTATACAATTGAGCAAAACCAATAAACATGCTTATTTTAATCCCAAGCAAGTCGATTATCAATCCAAGGTCTGTTCAAGGGTTAAATGTTTGGTTTGATGCAACAACGGGATTGTTTGATGCAACAAGTGGCGGGAATCCAGTTACAACAAATGGAGCTTCCATTGCAAGATGGGAGGACCAAAGTGGAAATGGCTGGCATTTAACACAAGCAAGCGGCGGCGCAAGACCAACACTTTTAACAAATGCATTAAATTCAAAAAATGGAGTCAACTTCAATGGTTCATCCCAATATATTTTTGATTCAACAACTTCTTCTTGCCAGTTAACAAACAACAAGCTATTTGTTTTTTTTGTTTTTAGGTTTGATACATATGTATCAACTGCGACTGTATATCCAATGCAAAAAGGTGGTGGATATACAAGCAATGTTAGTGGTCAGTGGAATATTAGGAGGTGGGATAAATCTCCATATGGTGGTTCACCCGGAACATTTGAAACACAAATTAATACAAATGGCCTTTGGGAGTTTGGTGCTGCGAACTATTCATCTACATCTTATCAATATGCTGTTTTTACTTTTCCCAGAACAACAGTAAGAACCGTTAGTGGACAGCTAATTATCAATGATGTTGTAAATACAACAAAAACAGGAATTAGCGACAACGGAGCGCCTGGTTCTGCAACACTGCACAAGTTTTCAATTGGGTCTGGATTGACTGGAACAGGTTACTCTCCACATTCCTACTTTGATGGAGTGATTTGTGAGGTTGCAATTTATTTGCGTCAATCAGATTTTACACAAAAACAATATCAAGGTCTTTCAAAATACTTTAGAAAAAAATGGGGCATATAAAATTTTGAATTAGACAACAAAAGCATAAACGATTAGAAAAACAATATGAGCGTTCCTTCAATTTTAGATACAGCAAAATTCCGCCACTTGGTTCTTGAGGGCGCGAACGACATTACCAGTGCGATTACAAGTCTTCAAGGGTTTCAAATTCCGGAATATGATGAACTGGCTTTGACTTACTATGGAAGCACCAACAACATTGCTACTGTGGCATATAAGAAAAGTGCGGCAACTGTTGCAACTCTTACGTTGACTTATTCTGTGCAGCCTCCTGTTGTTGATGATGCAAAACTTGTTGGTGTAACTATTTCTTGATATGGGACTCAAATTTAATCCTTTTACTGGAAAACTTGATTATGTGGGAGCGGGGGGCGGTGGAAGTCCTACCGGCCCTGCTGGTGGCGATCTTACCGGAACCTACCCAAATCCTACTGTAGACGGATTGCAAGGAAACCCAGTCAGCAATGCCGTCCCAGTCAATGGTCAAGTCCTCCAGTATGACGGAACGAATTGGGTTCCCGGAAGCATACCATCTGGTGGTTCTGGAGGTGGTGGAGTTGTTTATTATCTCAACTTCAATACGGCGGCAGATGCCCCGCTGACAAACATCCCGCAGACCCCGAACGCCACAAAGGAACTCGGAATCGTTGGTGACACAGTTGCCACTAGTTACCTCTCCCCGATCCTTTCTACGGCGAGCTATGATTTCCTCGCCTCGTTTGTAACCGATCTGAATGTCCCCTCAGCAACGGCAATTCCTGCTGGAATTTGGGACTTCAATACCTTTGCAGAAAGCACTACGACCAACTCTGCAAACCAAATCTATTTCAAGATTGAGATTTTGAAATACGATGGCGTCAATGCGCCTACCCTTCTTGCTACATCAAACGACACATACATCTACGATCCTACGGAGATCACCCAATATGTGACATCTGTCGTGATGCCGCAGACGACGATTCTCTCTACAGACCGAATCGTTGTATATCTCTATGGTCGGGCACACCAGAATAACAACCGCCTCACATTCCACTTTGGAGGTCAATACCCATCTCACACACACAGCACCATGCCATCCGTCACAGGAACTGGCGTGGTAAAAGTAGTCAATGGTGTCTTCCAAAGCCCTGCTTCAACAATCGTAAACACTGATGTCTCTGCCTCCGCAGCGATTGACGTCAGCAAGCTGGCAATGTCCACCAACCGCATCCTTGGCCGCACTACGGCGGGGACTGGTGCTGTTGAGGAAATCTCTGTAGGCACAGGACTCTCGCTTTCTGCTGGAACATTGACAAGCACAGGAATCGGCGGATCAGTCGGCGCAGTAGATAATGCAGTCCTTCGCGCAGATGTGGGAACTGGCATTGTTCAGAATAGCGGAATCATTATTGACGATGTTGCAACGGCAACGCAAGACAATGTGGCTATTCGCAATAATAGTGCAGCCACCAACTCCAGCCTCGTCCTCACGCCGAAAGGCACAGGCGCGTTTATTCTTGGGCCAAAGCCGGACGGAACTGCGACTGGAGGAAATGCTAGGGGAGCGAATGCGGTCGATTTGCAAACCTCTCGATCAACTAATACACGCGTTGCAAGTGGGGCATCATCTTTTGCCGCAGGAGCGAGTAACCTTGTTAGTGGCGCTCAAGCAGCAGCTTTTGGTTCTGGATGCACTGCAAGCACATCTTGGTCTTTTTCGTGCGGCCGAGATAACGCCTCCCAAACAGGAGATTATACCACAACTGTAGGTGGTCAGAACAACATTGCTAATTCTTATAGTTCGATAGTTGCTGGAGGAAACAGCTGCACCGCATCTGGAAACTATGCTGGAATATGTGGCGGATTTCAAACCCAAGCAGACCGCCATGCAATGCAAGCTCATGCATCGGGTCAATTTTCTGCGCGAGGCGATGCCCAGCGCGCCCGCTTCGTCCTTCGCTGCAAAACGACAACGAACTCTGCCGTGGAAATGGCACTTGATGGTGGCACGACATATCTCGGCATCCCATCTGGAAAAGTCATCGCCTGCACGATCAACATCTCTGGCGTGAAGTCAGACGGCAGCGCAGTCGCCCACTATGTCCGCCAATACGCAGTTAAGAATGTCGGCGGTTTTTCCAGCGAAGTTTACGCGCCAGTAACTATCGGCACCGATAACGCCGCAGGAACAGTCATCGCACTCTCTGCAAACAATACCGATGACACTCTCCGCATCGCTGTGACTGGCATCGCTTCAGAAATATGGCGGTGGGTAGCCTCGGTGGATGCAGTCGAAATCCTTTACGGAACCTAATACTATGCTACGAACCTACGGACTCATATTCGCAGACGGACGCAAAGAACTTGCCTCTGTCGTTCTGGACGATGAAGGCAACCCGCGCATCGACACGATCCGCCCCTACCCAGTTCCCGAAGACTGGGTGGACCCTACCCTCGTCCCGCTCATCAAAGCCGATCCTCCGGGGCCGGAGAGTGAATGGGCGAGCCACCTTGAGTGGTTCGATGACCGCGTGGAAGTGAAATGGGAACCAATTAACAACTAAAAGCTATGCCATCACCAGACAGACATTTCGCAAACGCAGCGATCTTCACCCACTCAGCCAGCGGAATTACCCCGAACAGCGGAGACGCGGCACTCTACATCAAGAGTGACAATAAAGCCTACATCAAAGACTCTGCTGGAAATGAAGCGGGGTTGACTTCAACCAACATCTGGATTCCCGCCAGCGCATGGATTCCACGCACGACTACGGGCTGCGGAGTGGATAGCCGCGAGACTACGACAAACGACCAGAACTTTGACGAGCTTCTCTTTGACGCTGGCACGGACGAGTTTGCCCAAGCCCTGACGATCCTGCCAAACAACTACAATCTCGGAACCATTACTGCACGATTCTATTGGACTGCGGCATCTGGAAGTGGAGCAGTAGTGTGGGCGATCCAAGGCCGAGCATTCGCAGATGACGATGCTTTGGACACCGCATTCGGCACAGCACAAACCGTGACAGACACATTGTTAGCAGCAGACGATATGCACATCTCTGCCGCTACCAGCGCCGTAACGATTGGCGGAACACCAGCAGCTAACCGCCCCATCCAATTCCAAGTCTACCGCGATGCGGATGCTGGCGGCGACACCCTCGCTACCGACGCCCGGCTCCTTGGCGTGGAAATCGTTTTCAACTAATGAGAGCGCGACAACGACATTTTAATCCGGCGCACGCAGGGGCGGGAATCGTTTTGGACTCGCGATTTATAAATCAAGCAGATGGAAGCGCGGTTAGCACTTGGGCGGATCGCAGCAACAATGGGCGAAATGCTACGCAGGCTAATGCCGCCAATCAACCAACCTTTGAAACTAATGAGCTAAACGGAAACCCTATTGTTCGTTTTGACGGAAACGATGATATTTTAATTTTAACATCTGTGGCTAACAGCTACTTAAACAATGTTGGTTATGGCGCCATTATTTCAGTTGTAAAAGATAGATCGCCAGCGACAGGGGATGACACCCATCAGGTTATGTATTGGAGCAGAAACGGGAATAGCTCGCAATTTCGACTTGGTTTAGCAACAAGGGGAGTGGGACTTAATGTATTTCGTGCGGGTGCAAGGCGATTGGATTCAGATGCTCTTACGGGAGCGAGCGTAGCCTCAAATTCAAACTTCAACATTTTAACCGCAATAGGGAATTATTCAGCAGGAACAATTTCCATTGAAGTCAATAACAAACAAGAGGATTTATCGAATTTGCCATCAAGCGGAAATACATCTTCAACAAATAGCGATGCTGTAGTTATAGGCGCTACAATAAGCTCTAACGTTGGCGATAACCCAATGGATGCTGCGCTTTTAATGGCATTTAACGCATCCTTGAGCTTGGCTCTATTAAATAAAATTCACAGATCAGCCGCCTTTTCCTTCAAAATCGCCTGCAACTAATTATGAAAACCCACCTCCGCTACTCCGACCAAACCCGCACAGAAACCGACCAAAGCGTCATCGACAACCTCGTCCGCAAAGGCTGGGAAATCTACACGCCCGATCCAGAGCCAGTTATTCCGCCGACATACACGGCAGACCAATGGCTCTCTAAAGAAGGCTACGGCCCCACCCAGTTGGTCACATTGCTCGACCTCGCCGCGCAACTCCAAGCCGCAGGCAAGGTGAGCGAGAAGCTGAACGCGGTGAAAGCGTGGACGAATACGATCCTCGCGGAGTATGTGCAGTCTCCGGAGCCGAAAGAAAACTGGGGAGTCGCACCATTCTCGTTCAACGAGACAGTCATTGAAGCCTATCACGAACTTGGACAATGAACACGCCTGATAGCAACTTCGTATCACACGGCACGGGATTTGCAGGGACAATATTTAGCCTTGTTGCTGTAGCTATTTCTATGCTCCCAGAACTTGACATTTGGTTTAGAATTTTAGCATCTTTTAGCGCAATCATTGCAGCTTGGGTATCCATCTATGTGATGATTTCCAAGCTCCGCAAAGACAAATGAAATACATAACAATATTGTTTGCATTTTCGCTGACTTCATGCGTCAATGTGCCAATACCTCCAGTTGGACAAAATCAAGGAAAACTTGGTTCTGTTCAATTAAAGCTGGCAGTATCATACATCCCATACATCAATCCAGATAAACCAACACAACAAAAAGAAAAAATTGATCCAAGTGTCCAGTATGCTTGGGAACATTTTTCAAAAACACTAAAAGACAAATAATATGAAAATTGTAAATGTTATCCTTGATAAATTGAGCGAGAACAGCACTTGGCGTGGACTCATCTTGGTTGGGACTGCACTTGGTCTTAAACTTGATCCCTCCATGCAGGAAGGAATTCTTGCAGCAGGGTTGAGCCTTGTTGGATTGATTAACATCATCCGCAAAGATAAAAAATAAATGATCGAAAAACTCGTCGCCATCGCCTCTTCAGAGGTTGGCGTTAGAGAGATTGGTGGCAATAATCGCGGGGACAGAATCCGCGAATACCAGTCTGCCACCGATTTGCCTTCGGGCGCATGGCCATGGTGTGCTGCATTTGTTGATTGGTGTATTCGAGAGTGGATTGAAATACCACAGGTTGCGATGTGGTTAAACTTGCAACGCAGGACTCCTGATGATTGGCGTCCCAAGACTGCACTTGCATATGGGTTGACAGCATGGGCAAGGCAACGCCCAAACACTACAAGGATTCTAACGGAGAGGGCGCCAGCACTCCCTGGAGATATTGTGACATTCGATTTTTCCCATGTTGGGTTTGTTGTTTCAGAAAGCAGGGGGTCAATTCAAACAATAGAGGGAAATACGAACGGGAGGGGCGATAGGGATTCAGAATCCGGTGATGGTGTTTGGCTAAAAGTTAGAAAAAAAACGCTTGTAAAAGATTTGATTAGGATTAATGCGAGCATGTCCACCAGATAAATAAATGCCAAATATCACGCACAAGTGGAAACGGATACTCGCTGTGTCCTGTAGCCACGCAAAATATTGCGACAAGGAAGCACTCAATGCGGTTTTAAAATTCCAGTCAGACTTCAAACCACATACTACAATTCACCTTGGGGATTTTGTTGACCTAACGGCACTCATGTCAAACGCCAAGGGATCAAGCGAGGCGGAACCACTCATTCCGGATATTGATACCGGACTCATGCATCTAAAAATACTAAAAGCAAATGTTGTGCTTTGTGGAAACCATGAAGACAGGGCTTGGAGACTGCGTGAACACAACAACGCTATTGTTGCCCATGCTGCGCACAAGATTGTTGAGGCAATTGAAGATTGTTGCCACAAGCTTCGCGCCCCGCTTATTCCGTGGGATGGTGTCTTCCAGATGTATGACATTGCAGACATTGGATTCCAGCATGGTGTCTTGTTCAATGAGATGGCTGCGCGGGACACGGCTGAAGCATTTTGCAACAGCACGCGCAGGAAGATTTGTTTTGGCCATACACACAAGGTTTCCATGCAATCCGGACGCAACCTTGTTGGCGGAACAGGATACAATATCGGATCGCTCACAAAACGGGCGGCTATGGAATATGCAAAGAACAGGCGGGCGACATTGGCATGGCAACAGGGATTTATGTGGGGCGAGTATTGCGATGAACTAAAGCAATCCAGTATTCACATCACCACACGCGAATCAAACCAACCCTGGAGACTTCCATGACACCAAATGATTTTTTAAGAATCATACAACAGCACGAATGTGCGATAGATAATGTTCCAGAAGGGTGGTATAGTGTTCAAGATTTGGCAAAAGAGTGGAAGTGTTGTGTTTCTGTTGTTCAAAAAAAAATAAAAAAGGGTAAAAATTTTGGATTAGTATCACAATCATCATTCCCAATCAGAAGGAATGGGAGGAAAATGGTAATACCGCACTATAAATTCCATGAAAAAGAAAACAGTCAAAAAGACAATAAACGGCAAAACATGGAAAATACAATACGGTTACGCAGGAAAGACTGATGGCGTTGAGAATGATGGAATCTGCGATTACGACAAAAGGACAATATTTATCAACCCAAAGTCAACAAGGAACCTTCTGAATGTCCTGTCGCACGAACTGCTACATGCCAGGTTCCGCGATCTTGAGGAAGATGCCGTAGAGGAAATGGGAACACTCATTGAAGAAGCCTACGAAGAAATACAAAAGATTTCTTGATATTCTTTGACACAACAATAAGAAACCATTAATTGAGTAAAAATTATGTCATGCAATTGCAATAGTTCCAGCTACTCCAGCACCAGTTGCCCAGAGGTTCCATATCCTGTCATTTCCCCAGAGTCAGTTCCCTCTCTGATCGACAATCTTGTTTACGCCCTATACGGAACTATTAACAAAAGTGTTTCGTCTGGTCGCGTTGTTTGGAACATTCCATGCGATCCAGCAACAACTCCAGCAGAAGTACCTGGCATCCCAAGGCAAGATGGAGAAGGGCTGCTTTGCTATATCATTCGCGTTTTTCAAGGCAGTGTTGCTGTCATACCAAATGTTGTTCAGACAAATACAGTTCAGACAATTACCGCTCAAAAAACTTTTACACAAAACATTATTGGAAACATTATTGGATCTGCATCGCTGAATGTTTTGAAGTCTGGAGACACGATGTCTGGAGCATTAACGGCAAATGGTGGCGTTATTGTTCCTGCTGGTCAAACTGGATCGTATGCACCAAGGGCGGGTGAAGTTGTTTTGAACACTGGGGCGCAGTCCATGTCTGGGTCGCTCTCTGTTGCTGGTGGGATTACTGGAACACTTACTGGAAATGCCAGCACAGCAACCACCGCAAATACAGCAACTACTGCGAATACAGCTTCTACGCTTTCAAACGTAAGGACTTTTTCTCTTTCTGGTCCTGTTTCCAGCACATCTGCTCAAAACTTTGATGGTTCTGTAAATGTTATCATCCCAACACAAATCGCCTCTGGAGCAACGCTAACATCTCCCAATTTTGCCGGGACCGCGACTGGCGCCTTGACCACAAAGATAATTCAAGGCGTTACTGATGGAAGCTCTGCCGCCGCTGGATACATTGGTCAGATTTTATCTGCAACCACAACTCTCACAAGCATTGGTTCAAATGTTACTGCAAATGGAGCAACCATTACATTGACACCAGGAGACTGGGAAGTATACGGAAGTGCAACATTTAACTTTACTGGAGTTAGTTGTGTTGCTGGTGATTTTCTTGGCGCAGCAATAAGTTTAACATCATTAACGCTTCCTGATCAACAAAGGCAAATATTGCTTGTTCCGGCACTTACAACAATAACACAATCCCCTGCATATGCATTTGTTATTCCAAGGGTTAGATTCCTTGTAACTTCAAATACACAAGTATATCTTGTTGTTCAATCACCAACAATAACGGCTGGGACAATGGAGTTTTCTTCAATTATTTCTGCAAATAGGATTCGATAATTATGCCATACGAAAAATCAAAAATTAATCTGCCTTCCGGGTTTGTTGACTTAAGTGAGCCAATCAAGGCTATGGAAATCGACGTTTCTGAAGCAAAGCCAACTTCAGACTATCACTATCCTTCTCTTTATTTTGAAAATGCAGAAGGTCTTGAGAAGTTGCCCAAGGAGGGAACTGCTACGATTTACTTCAAAAAGACCATGGAGCGCAAAGAGACTGTGAGTCGAAATGGTAAAACTGAAAAACGCCATACAGTTGAGCTTTGCATTTGTGGCATCAAACCAGATGGAGAGTCTTCCGAATCTGAAATGGAAGAAGAAGAGGATGATGAGGATGCAATTGAAATGGGATTGAAGGCTGCCGAGGAAAGCGGCGAAGACAACGAGGAAGAGGACGAGGATTAAATTTATGGCAGATCGAACCATGCCTCCAACAGAGGCTCCTACACCAACAACAGAAGCAATGCCGGGTGAAATGGCTGCACAAACCCCTGACACGACCGCTGGAGGACAAGTCATGGTTCAGATGCCCTCTGACGCATTTGACTCCATCTACACTCTTGTTACACAACTTGCTTCTGGTCTTGAGTCTTTGAAGGCTGAAGTGGAGGCGCAAAAAACTGGTTCTACTGGTTCTGAAAAAATGACAGAGGCGGTTCCATCTGAAGAGTCTTTAGCTGGTGACGAAGAGTTCCTAAAAAGCATTGCAGAGCAAGGTTCGATGCGATAATGTCGCGCCATGTTTGTATCGCAGATTTACGATGAATGCGCTGAAATTTTAGGAACGACAGACCAAAACAAAGTCTTTCGGAAAATTCAGCAAGCTGTCCAGACGCTTTTGGAGTCTGGTCACTGGACGCACGCAACGGCTGAAGTAGATGTCTGCACGGGATGGGATGGGTGTAGTCTTGCATTGCCCCGTGGAGTTGATGTTCCCCTTGCTGTAAATATTGATGGAAGTCCCACCTACTTTAGGAATCGTCTATTCCAATATCATGTAAACAAGGGTGGGATGTTCAATTCTGTTGAATGGGCATGGGATGACCGTGGATATGTCGCTACACTCATGGACATTATCCAACCATCTCAAATTGTTGCAGTTGCAGAAAGCAATAATGATGTTGGGAAAAAGATTCGCGTCCTTGGATTAGACCAAAATAACCGCACCCTTCGATCACAAACACAAGGTGGTTCTGGTGTTGATGGAATCCTGGTTCCAATCCACTCACAGCAGGATTTCACTTATGGCTTAATTTCTCCAGATGATGCTACAATTGCCACTCGCAATGTTGCAATTACTCCAATCAATACATTTACAACAACGAACCCGCATGGGCTAACATCTGGAATTGGAATGTCTGCGCGTGTGATTAGTGGAACGATTCCGGTTCCATTGAATGATGGTCAAGTATATTATGTTGGGGTTATTGACGCATATGCGCTTCAGTTGTTTCCGGACTCTCTTAACGCACAATCCCTGCAATATCCAATCGCATTATCAAGCATTGTTGGGTTTGGTCAGATGGAATTAAGGAATAGCAGGAATGCCAGCGTTGTAACATCCTTGGAATTTGGTTCTACTCCATCTTATTCTATTGACTCCCCGAATGAGGTTGTGTTTCCAAATGCACCTCTTCCGGCACCACTTGAGGCAGATAAGACATACTACGCACAACCAATTGATTCAACGCACATCAATATATTTGGATCTCTGTCTGATGCACAAACAAACACCAATCCGATTTATACTACTGGATCAATGGTTCCAATTGATATTGATATTCGGAAATCAATTGTTCCAGAAACAAAGTTGGTTTTTTCCGTAAAGCACTACTTTAATGATGGTGACCAGGTGCAAGCGTTTACATCTGGAGGAACACTTCCGCAGCCCCTAATTGAGAATCAGAATTACTTTGTAAATGTCATTGATGATGTATCTGTTTCCTTGCATGAAAACCAAGCAGATGCAATTGCGTCCAGTCCTACTAATTTTGTAAATCCCATAAAGATTTCTACTTCCGGATCTGGAACAAATTCGCTTGTAAAGTTGATTCAAGCTACATCCACAACTGGAGAAAACAATCAAATCACTTGCCAAGGATTGTCTATTTCTCCCCCGTCTGGTTCTGGCGCATCATTCTCTGCTGTTGTTGTTGGGTCTGTCACAGACATATCAATAACAGCCGCTGGAAGCGGATATACATCTGCACCGAATATCACGTTTTCTGCACCACCTCCAGTTCCATCTGGAAGCCCAATTACTCCAAGAACCGCGACTGGATATGCAGTTAGAAACCCTCTTAATAATACTGTTTCTGGGATTGTTATCACAGATCCCGGACTTGGATACATCAAATCATCTCCGCCAACAATCACGATTGACCCTCCTCCGATAAGTCCAACAATTTCTGTTTCCACATTGACTGCCGGAGGAACAACAACGGCAACTTGCACCACAGCTACTGCCCACGAATTTACAAGTGGAAACTCTGTTAGAATTTCTGGCGCCACTCCATCAACCTATAATGGAGACTTTGCTATTGCTGTTACTGGACCGACAACATTTACTTACACGCTTCCTTCTGCTGTTACCCCTGCTGCGACTGGAGTTATTACTTGTAGTTTGACTCCAGGAACTCAAGCTGTTGCTACATGTGAAGTAACCACATCATTTATTTCACACTTCACTCTTGTTTCTGGCGGCTCTGGATATACCGAACCTCCACAAGTAGAAATTCAAGGCGGAAATGGGACTGGTGCCGCAGCTTCAGCAAGTATTAGTGCTGGGGCAGTAACAAGCATAAGCGTTGTGGCAACTGGTTCTGGATATACAGACATTCCATCTGTTGTAATCACTCCATCTACCGGGGTATTTATTAACTTCTCATCAACCGGATCATTGCCTGCCCCTCTTCAGTTTGGCGTTACTTACAGGGCGGAATCTCCAGATCCTATTGCCAAAACATTTACTGTAAAGAATACAGACTTTAGCAAGGTCAACATAACCTCTGGTTCCACTGGAACATTTTATGTTGTTCTTTCAAGGTCTTTTGGAATTGATTTTACAAACAACTGGATTGGCGATTTTACAAGCATTTCAAGTGGTCAACAGGTTTATTTTGGAACAAATTATATTCTCCCAACGACAACCCCATCCATTGATAATGGGGTCACGCCATTCTACCTGGTTCCATCTTCCAGCATACTTGCGAAAGCATACTCTGATTTAGGTCTGACAACAATTGTAAACATTGATTCATTTGGAACAGGTCAAACATATTATGCCATTAGAGATCAAGTATCGCCATCCGTTGATGCAAACCTTATCAATCCAATTAACTTGGCATATTTAAGCGAAGATCAAGTTGTAAGATTTTCTTCATCTGGAACACTTCCATCTCCATTGGTTTCCGGGTTTGATTACACAATTAAAATCATTGGAGATTCTGTTCGTCTATACAATGGCGCCACACCGGTTACCTTGTTAAGCACTGGAGCCGGACAACTCAGCTTGGATATTGTTAGGGATATTACAATCCAACCATCAACAAGTATTGCAGCCAGTTCTTCGCTTTACGAAACAGGAACTCAACTTGTGGCAAGGGCAAATACTGGGGATGTCCTTCCCAATGGTCTTGTTGCCAGCACAAACTACTATGTTCGCAGGATTGATAACAATTCCTTTGAGCTTTACGATACACCTGCAAATGCGAGGAACACACCATCAACAAATGGTCGCAGGAGCTACACAACCACTGGGAACTCTGCTTCATCCACATTTTTTGTTGATGCCATTTATGATCCCACATTTGTGAAGAGCGTTGCTCATATTGAGAAGCCTATTACAGATGGATATGTGAGCCTCTACGCATGGGATTATGGTCGCGGTAATGACATGACTCTAATCGGTCAATATCACCCAACAGAGGTGAATCCCACATATCGTCGTATCCGTGTTGGCAAGCCATGTTCTTGGGCAAGGATTATCTACAAAGTTACTTCTCCAAGTATTTCAAGTGTCTATGATTTTATTCCGCTTGAGCAGGAAAGGGCGATTATTGCCGCTGTTCATGCTGTTGATCTGGAAGATAAAGACTTTGCAGATCAAGCTGCCCGCTATTGGCAGATTGCCTATGCTTATCTAAAAAACCAACAGGAATCTATTGATGGACACGCGATGGTGACACCGCAGATCAATGGAATTTGTTATGGAGACGAGTCAGATCCGGTAATGTGGTAAAAAATGAAATCCAATGAAATTGCCACAGGCAGACTGACAAAGGTTTCTGGCGGATGGACGCAAGGTGTAAACAGCGTTCGCAATCCATGGGCGTTGCCAGAGAACCAAGTCAAGTGGGCAGTCAACTGCCAATTTCGAGGCGGAATTGCACAAACAAGGCCAGGGCAGTCCATGCGACTGTCATTGCCACCGGGCAACTTCCAAGGTGGAATCTTGTTTCTTGCAAACAAACAAGCTGCTGCGGCAACAGAAAATACACCCGCAAAGATTTTTGATGTTAATGGGAATGGAGTTGAAGAGAGCGAACTTCCATACATTGTTTTTGCTGTAAATGGGAAGGTTTATTGGAGTCCATTCCCATTAACACAACCGAAATCATGGAAAGAATTCCAACTTACTGGAATTTCTTTTGATCCGAATGTGAAACAAGTTGTGTTCGCTCTTGCAACACAATCTGCAAATGTTTCCACAGGCGGAGATGTAACAGTCACTCCATCCCATCGCCTTGTTTTTATTCAAGACGGAGAATCAAGTCCTGCATATTGGGATGGAAGCAATAAGACCGGAGTCCAGTCACCCAATATTCCTGTTGGGACATGGATGGCATATTCTGGAAACAGGCTTTGGATTGCCAACAAGAATATTGTATTTGCTTCCGATCTTGGCGACCCTACAAGCTGGCAAGACCGCACAACCGGAGAAGGACGGGGGGACTTCTCATTTACTCGACCTGTCACAGCACTTGTAAATTATGTCGGTCAGAACAATGATGTGAAGCTCTATGTTTTCACGGATCGCGAAACATTTGCCCTTTCAAGCGGAATCTACGACAGGACAACCTGGGCAAACACTCCAAACTTTCAGACGATTCTTTTTCCAAACATTGGTTGTATTGCTGGAAAATCAATTGCATTCCAAGCTGGACAAATGTGGTGGTTTTCTCAAGGCGGTCTTGTATCGGCGGATGTCGCCGGAAACGCTTATTTGTCTTCACAGGTTCTTTACAAGGATGTCGAGATGGTCCGTGCCAAGGCATACATGGCTGGAGATCAAACGGGAATCTGTGCAACATCGTTTGAGAACTATCTTCTTTACAGTATTCCATACCTTGAACCGCTAAACTCTGTGACGATGGCCATGGATTGGGCAATTGCAGCAGAAATGGGTTCGCAGAGGCAACCGGCATGGTGTGGAGTGTGGACAGGAACCCGCCCGGTTGAGTGGACTACTGGGGTTGTGAATGGTCAACCCAGGTGCTTTCATTTTTCAATTGATTATTCAGCCACAAGCGATGGCTCTTACGTTTCACTTTGGGAATCATTCATGCCAAACAAAGTTGATTCCTATTTGAGCATCAATGCCAATGGCACAACGACAGAAATATTCAACAGGATTTATTCTCAAGTTGAAACAGCCCTTCTTGGAGATGGGTTCGACTACAAGCAATTTGTTTATTCAGAGCTTGAGTGTTCTGAAGTTGGTGGAACTGTTGATGTCCATGTATCGTATCGTGGAAGCAAGGGGCAGTATCAAAAGATTTTGGAGACAAGGATTCTTGCCGTAACGGAGGACTATCAATGGCAGAACACGCCATACGAAACTGAAATCAAAAAACTTGGGTTTCTCAATAGCCAATACCGCAGGCTTATTACCGAATCCGCGACCAGAAATGCATCCTCCGAGACTTGTGAGTCACACTTGACGGCAGACATTGACAAGGGATTTTCTCTTTTGGTCGAGTGGTGCGGCGAGATGGGCGTTGAGGCAATCAGAATGTTCCAAGACCCGTGGAGTGAGAAATCAACCGGGATTCCTCAATCCGATGAAACAAAGTCTTGCTTGCTTGCACAGGATGGGACAACATTGACGCTTGATCTCTTGCCAAGCCCATATGAAGATCCAAAAGCAGATCAACAAAGCTGGTTCGCCAAGGTCTACAAAACTGTGACAATTCCCTGCATAAGCGGATCTCCACTTATTTCCGCAACAGCATCCGCATCCTTTCTTTCAAGTGTTTCGTTTACGCACGCGGAAGAGCAGGCCGGTATTCTTGCAGAGCAAGCCGCCAATGCAGCGGCACAACAATACAGGAAACAAAACCCTTGCTGATATGCCATCAATTGTTGACGCTTCCATAACTGTTACACAATTTCCGAATAGGTTTATATCTCCATTTGGAGATGATCCCGTCACGCCACTTTATTCGTCTGTTCCCATATTTGTTGATTCCCAAAGTTGTCTTCCTTGTGTTGTTTGCGGAAACTATGCAAATAGAAACAAAGTGATTCAGCAACAGGCTGAAAAATTCAAAGATTATGTTCCAACAGAAATTTTAGGAAACGAAATATCCGTTGGTAGATACTCATAAATATGAAACCAGTAATAGACTATAAATGCGTAAGATACGGGACAAACGAATTTTATGAACTTCAAGACTTTGCTGAATCGTTTGACCACAAGATTGTCGAACATCCGAACGTCAATGTTTACGCTCATTACAGGAATGGTGAGCTTTTTGGCTATTCTGACCATGTTTTTCTTCCTGTTGTCTATCCAGCTTTTCACCCGGATAATACTCGCCCGCAGGATGTAATACAGGTTATGCGAGACTGGAGGGCGCACGCACAACTTTCTGGTGGACTTGGATATATTGGAGTTCCGCTTATTAATGACAGACCAATGTTCACAAACGAAGTTATGTCCAAATTAGGATTGACTAAAATGGATAGGGAAATTTATAGTTACGATTCATTGACTTAAAATGGGTGGAGCCAAAACAGTAAACGCAGGCGATTACATCAAACCACGCGATACAGCGAGGGATGTGGCTGTTATGACCATGATGATGGAGGCTCAAGCACGGCAGCAAGCCGAGCAAGAGAAGATGCTCCAGCAATATGCCGCTTTGGCTCCACAGGTTCAAACATTTGATCCAAGGGAAATTTCGCAGCGTGCTACTGAACTTGGTGCAGCAAATATTTTAAGGCAACGCGAACTTGAAAAACTGACTGCCCCAGAAGCGGCAGAAATGCGACTTGCCCAGTCCAAAGAGATTGAACAACTAACCGCACCAGAAAACGTCAGGCAATACATGAACGAGTATATGCGGACACAGGGACTTCCCGCACAATACATAACTGGGCTTGGAGATTCTACGATTGGTCGAGCGGCAATGTATGATCGTGCATTGCAGGCAAAGCAAGCATACGAAGAAGGCCTTGCAGCACAACAGCAGGCATATTTGGCTGCGACACAAGAACCGGTTGGTGGAATTTCACCACAAGCGGCAATCGCAGCACAACAGCAACTTGAGGCTCAAAACCTTGCTGCACAAGAAGCATACAAGCAAAACATTCTGCAATCTGCTGGATTGCTTGGTCAGTCTGGTGCAGATATTGCCGGTCAGCAATTTGCCAATCTCTCAAGGATGCAACAGGCACAACAACAGTCTGAACTTGGAAGACAGCAAGCAATGATTGAAAGTGCGGCACAAAATCAAGCTGCACAAAATGCCATGACTGGTGCATACATCCAAGCTGGAGGGCAGATTGCATCGTCTGCGATTGGCGCCGCTGGTAGTGCCGCAGGGGCGGGCAAAGGAATGACATCCCAGGGATTCTATAGAAATCCTGCGGAAGCTTCTACTGCATTCAATATGCCAGTTGGTGCCTTGTCTTATCAAAAACCAACAGGGTTGGGAGGATTTATGGGTCTTGGTCAACAAGGAGGATACTACTACAACCCCGCCGGGCCGTTTGGAAGATAATATTATGGGAGGCGCAAAAGCAAGCACAGGTGGAATAAAAAGACCAGACGATGCACCTATGTATCAAATTCTTGCTGCAAGGCAGGATGCGACACAAAGATATTTGCAGAATCAAGGCAATCTTCTTAGGATGTCATCCCAGCTTCCTCCAGCAATGCAGACATTTGATACTGGTAGGGTTTCAAAAGAAGCAGCGGAGCTTGGGGTAGAAAACACAATTCGCTCAAGGGAGATTGAAAGGTTGACAGATCCGGAGGCTGCAAGAATGCGGCATGAGATGGGGAGCCGGGTTGCCGAACTAACAAGCATGGAAGCTACACAGCAAGCCATGGATGAATGGGCTAAAAAACAAGGAGTTTTTTCTGGATATGGAAAAGAAGGCCGTGGAGTAATTGGTAGATCTGCCACATATGATGCAGGAACTGAAGCTGGACGGCAAGCCAGGTTGAGAAACCTTGCGCTTCAACAGGGTTATTTGGCACAAACTCCAGCACCAGTTGGCGGGCTTGACCCTGCTACTGCTATCCAAGCTGAAATGGCAGCAAAGGCAGCAAACCTACAGGCTATGCAACAATTCCAGCAGAATGTTCTTGCTGGTGGACAGCAGTTGCAACAATCCACATCTGATTGGATCAATCAAAATCTTGGTGATTTGTCTAAAGCAAATGATGTTGCTGCGCAAAACAAGAGGGCATATGAAGAGGCAATGTATAAGGCTGCTGTTCAGAATGCGGCATCACAGAATGCCCTTACTGGGTCATACATACAAGCGGGTGGTGCAGTTGCTGGTGCAGCATTAGGAGCGGCAATTATTATTTAATGAGACATCACCTAATAAATAAAACAATAAATAGAATAAAAGAGTGGAATAAAAGATGGCCGAGAGCAGTTGTCTTGTGGAGTGGAGGTAAGGATTCAACAGCATTGCTCCATCTTATTCGATACGGAGCAGAGATAGACATTCCAGTTATTCAATATCGTCAACCTAAATTCCGTGAGCGATATGCTTATTCGGATTACCTCATCAAAGAATGGGGGCTTGAGGTATATGAATATCCTCCAATGAAGGTTGCCCTTGCTGACGGACCTGATGTCAATACTGGAGAGGTGCGATTTGATATGCTTCACTACTTCCAATGGGGAAAAAATTGTGTTGTGTTGTCGCTTGGAACAGAAAATCCAAAAGAAGGAGAAAAGTTTTTGTGCGGCGTGACAGATTTTTTACAGCGTCCTACAGGAACATTCAACTGGCCTTGGGGAGCGGTTTATATTGGAACCAAGTATTGCGACACAGACTTGATCAAGGGCCACGTCCCAATTGCCCAGGATATTAGGATTGTTGATGGCGCCCCCGTGTCGTTATACGCCATGCGGGACTGGTCTGATGAGGACATCTTTTCCTATCTTGAAGAAAGCGGAGTTGAGCCAGACCCGACAAGGTATATCAAGGTTCATGGAAATTGGATCAACAATCCAGACAAGTCACTCAACGCAGACTTTTATCCTACTTGCTTCAATTGTGTGAATCGCCACTTGGGCCGTCATGTTCACTGCCCAAAACTGAATGCTACGATTACAAATATCAGCGATATGGTGGAATATGAGGATGTTGTTATTCCAGACCTTGGATTCAAGCCAGTTGAGTGGAAAAAGTAACGCAAGATGATTGTATATTCTGTGGGGCGTGCTGTTCATACAAGTGGTCTTGGCCTGTTCTTAAAAGAGACAGATCGGATGCTGATGGCATTCCCAAAGAAATGCAACGAGATGATTATCCATTGATGAAGACACAAAACAACAGATGCGTTGCACTTTCTGGTGTTGTTGGAAGCTGTGTATCATGCTCTATTTATGACTCAAGGCCAGATTCATGCAGAAAATTCGTTGCTGGTTCGCAACTTTGCCTTGAAGCAAGGAAAAAAAATGATTGAACAATATAATTTTAAATGATAAAAAAATTACAAATATTTTAACATGGGCGGATATAATTCACGACAACTTAGGTTACAAAAACAACGTCAACAACAATTGGCTGCTGACCAAGAAAGAATTAATAGGGAGGCTCCACAATCCGAAGAGTTCAAAGTTGCTCAACGTATGGCGCAACAAGCTCCAATTTCTGTTCTTCCACAAGCGCAACAACCCCAGGGTCAACAACAACAAGTCCAGTCTGTTACCGGAATGACTGGAGGATATAGCGCACAACAAACAAAACCAGAAGCCGCCCAACAAATGATGGGCACGCCAGCAGTGGGAGGAATGGCACAGCAAGTAGCAAATCAAGGCATTGGAGGAATGCAACAGCCAGTCAATCAATTTAAACTTCCGTCCGCAGCAGGACTGGCATTTGGAGGAGCATAATTATGGGAGGAAGCAAAAAAAAATCAACACCAGCGCCGCCAAAGCCCGATCCTATGATTGAGCTTATGAAGCAGATGCAGGATCAGCAGCGTGAACAAGCCAAGTCTGCCGCTGAAGCCCAAAGACAGGCACTCATTCAACAACAAAATGTAGCTGGAGAACAATCACAGCAGATGGGCGAGCAAGCGGCGCAAAGGCAACTTTCACAATTTGGTGCCATGCAAGCCATCCGTGATGCGAATGCACTTGCTGCTGCCAAGCAGGCACAGACATTTGCCGGCCAGCAAGCTACTGGTGGTGGGCTTGATATTGGTCGCGCCCGTGAAGAGTCTTTGGCTAACCTTGGAGTTGCGAGAACAGCGATGCCTGCAATCGCGGCTGGTATTCCTGCTGCAATTAGGATGCCCGCTACTGCGCTTCCATCAACCACAACCAATCAAGCAGCAAGACAAGCAAACCTATTCACGCTTCCATCATATTCTGATATTCAATTTGGAGGCGCGTAATGGCTGAATATTCATTCACTCCCCAATTCGCCAATCTTTCTGGATTGGCTCCTCTTCCTGCTGTTGATGTGACCCGTGGTGGAGAATTGCAATTCCAGCCATTGGGTGCGATTGAAGTTCCTTCTGCAAGACCAGAGCTTGTTGGACAAGGAATGGCAAATGCACTTCAAAGCATTTCTGAGGGGTTATTTGGTGGAATTAAAGCAAAGTATGCAGAGGAAAAGGAACTTGAAAAAGAAGAGCGGAAGCATCAACGCGCACTCGAAATTTACGGGGCTAAAAAGAAATCAGAGAACAAAGAGTATTACGCCCAGCGAAGAGCCGAATTTATAGCAACAAATGCCGGAAGAGCAGATTTGCCTGAACTGCTTAAAACTTTTGATGCAGCTTTTTCTGAATTTTCTGGTCGTGTTCCAGAAAGTATTACAGTAAAGAAAAAAGAAGAGAAACCATTGGCTCCCACAACAGTAGAGAAACCAGTTGCTGCACAACCAGAAATTATTGAACCAGAGCTTCCAACTCCAGACTATTCAATATATCCAGAAGAGGCTGCACCTATTTCTGCAGCAGCAGAAAAACCACTTCAACCACTTCAGGTTCCTACACAAGTTCCTGAAGAAATACCTGTCCCCCCTGTATTATCTGGCGTTCCTGCTGCGAAACCAGTGATGGTGACACCGACTCCAGAAGACATTTCTGGTGTTCCTAAATACCTTGCAAACCAGCCTCAAGACCCGATGCAGCCAAGGAATCTTGCTGGAATTGAGTTTATGCCGAATCAAAAATCTCAAGCGTTTGATGCGGCTACAAAACTTACTACGCCATATCAACGGGTCATTGCTGAACAAGATGAAAGAAGTGGAAAGTGGACGCTTCGACAAGAAGATACTTCTGCTGATGTTGAAAAGATCGGCATTGACAGGGCTAGGCTTGTTTTGGAGCAAAACAAAGCAAAGATTGAGGCTGAAAAAGCAGATAGGGAAAGGCTGGAGGCTGAAAAAGAAAAATTAAGAAAAGACTCTACATATCTTAATTCTCAAAAAGCCAGAACAGATGATACATTAAACAATATTTCATTAATAGATAGGGCAATTGAATTGATTAATCAAAATCCAGAGTCTGTTGGTGTTATATCAAAAATATTTCAAGAAGGAAAGCCTTTGCCTGTGATTGGAGATATTGGTGGTTGGTCAAAATTGGCGGCAGCTAGTGGATTTACACCATCAAAAGAAAGACTGCAAAAAATTGAAGATGTGGCTCAGGCTCTTGAATCAGTAAAAGCAAACATTGGTTGGGACAAGCTTGGCGAAATGAAAGCCCTTTCTCCCACTGGTGCTTCTGGGGCGGGTGCGCTTTCCGATCCAGAAAGGCAGTCGCTTCAAGCCACAAAGGGAAGTCTGGAGCAATCTCAAAGTCTTGAATCGCTTTTATATACGCTTCACAACATTAGAAGCGGTGTTATCAAATCTACTGGTAATGCCATTTCAGCAATCAGGGAAGTTGAACCAACCTATACACCCATTGCTTCTTTGCCTACATTGGAGCTTACACCAGATGAACAGTCAAGGCTTGCAAGTGCAGTAGCAAAAATTGAATCTACACCAGAGTCAGAAAAACAAACAGAAGAATATAAGAAAGCACTAAAGCAGCGTGATGATATTCTTTCAAAGTATGAAAGAATAAAAAGGTTCAACGAAAAATATTTTCTGCAATACTGATAATTTAATTAAATGACTGTAGAAGAAAAACAGAAGCTTACGCAGGAGGCTTTGGAGAGATATAAGCTGTCTCCCGCAAAACCATCCACACCTGCTGCTGCTCAAGTTCCATCTGGTCGCAAAGAGGCGACAGGAGAAGAGCCTTCAATTGATGTTCGTGGAGCTGTTGGGGCAGTTACTCGTGGACTTACTGTTCCTGCGGCCCAATCATTAGCAGGAGCAGTTTTGGGTTCTCCGCTTGGCCCACCGGGAATGATTGTTGGGGCTGCTGCTGGGCCTATTGTTGCTGGGCTTGCTGATCTTACTATTGAGGGTGTGAACTCTTATTTCGGAACTGATTTTGAAACATCCCGTGGTGCAGTAACAAAAATACTTGATTATTTGGGAACACCCAAACCAGACACGGCAGCAGAAAGGGTTCTTGAGGCCGTCACAGAGGGTGTCACAGGTGCAGGCGCACCAGCTACCATTAAATATGGAGCAAAAGCACTTGAAAAAGTTGCACCATCATTCGTTCAAAAAATTACTGCAAAGCCTGCGGTAGAAACTGGGGCAAAAAAGGGAATTGAAAAAGCTGCTCAATTTTTTCAAGAAAGACCACTTGAGCAGTTGGCTATTGGTGGTGTTTCTGCTGGTGCTGCCGCTGGAGCAGAAGAACTTGGTGCTGGCCCAGTAGCGTCTCCTTTGATTGGAATTGGCGCCGGGCTTGCAATACCGGGAACAAGGGCTGCATTTAGAACAATTCGACCAAGCCAAGCAATGAAGGAAGGTATGGCACTTGAAAGATTGCAAGGACTTTACCAAAAAATCATTCCAGAAGAGGCTGAAAAAGTAAAAATTATTCAACAATTGAAAGAGTCAGGAAAGGCAGCAGATCAGGACGTTCAATTGATGTCTGGAGAAGTTACTGCCAATGATGCATTGCTTTCCATTCAAAGGGCATTGGAGTCATCGTCACAAAAAGTTGCAGAAAGAAGGACTCAAAATATAGCTGGTCTTGCAAGAAGGCTTGGGCAGAAACTTGAAGAAACTGGAGCAAAGCCAGAAGAGACAGTAAGATTTTTTGAAAACGAATTAAACTTCTTAAAGAAGGTTAAAGATGATGCAGAACAAAACTTAAAGCTTGCAGGAACAGATGTAAGTGAAGAATTTAACGCTGCAAAAAATGCTGTCGATCAGGCTGAAGAAGCATATAAAAGTGGATTGATAACATCTCAAGAGGCACATCAAAGGGCCAAGTCTGCCCTTGATGATTATTTTGAGATAGAATCACAAAAGGTATCAGATAGACGAATGGGAGAAATATCAACTCAAGCTTCTGATGTTTTTGAAAAACAAAAAGAACAAGCAATTAATTATGCTACTTCATTGTATAGTCAGATTACAGATGTAAAGCCATTTGTTCAACCAAATACGAAAAAAGCCATAGATGATTTAATAGCAAGAACCCCAGAAGGAAAAGGCGGCAGAAAAGACATACCTTTAACTATTCAAGATATTTATGCAAATATAGTTGATGAAAAGGGAAACTTAAAAAGTAAAATACTTAATGAGCCTGTTTATTGGAGGCAAAAATTAAATGATTCTATTGATAAAGCAATTAGAAGTGGAAGCAAGCAAGAGTCAAGAGAGCTTATTCTAATCAAACAAGCAATTGACCAAGATTTAAAAAATCTTGAAACAGCATACCCACAAATTAAGGAAGCTAATAAATTTTATGAAGAATATTCAGACATTTATCAATCAAAGTTGGCAGAAAAAGCATTTAAAGAAGGCGAACCATTAACTGATGTTTTAAATAAATTTTCATCATCTGAAGAAGGTCTTGAAAATTTACGAAATGCTATTTTAAACCACCCGAAGGTTGGTTCAACACAATCTGCTAGCGAGTTAAAAATTGAAGGTCTCCGAAAAATTGATGAGTGGATAGTTTCAAAAGCTATTCAGGCAATGAGAAAACCTGTTGCAGACAAAAAATATACATCTTCTTCTCTTAAAAAATGGTTAAATCAAGGCGAAGGTTCTGTTATATTTAAGGTATTTGGAAATGATTTAAAGGAATCCAAATCAACAATTGAAGAATATATTTCTAAATTTGAAAAATTAGAAAAATCTGCTTTAGACGCAAAGAAAAATGTTGATTTGACCAAGGCTCAAGCACTAACTGAAGGAAGTTCACTAAAAGTAGCATACGAAAATGCTAAAGAGGCTAAAAGATTAATAGACCAATCGCTGGAGGATTCCAGAAAACAATTGGTTAAAGAGTTTGAGGAGCAAACCAACGAAGCATTGAATCCTGCAAATAGGTTTCTTGGAGGAAGGGATGCCGGCAATGTAGTTGGAGAAATTATTTCTCAAGGCAACCAACAAGAAATGAAAAATCTTTTGGATTCAGCATCAAGGGATACAACTGGGAAAGCGGTTGAAGGACTTAAAAATGCTGGAAAAGTATGGCTTAATAATGAGTTTAGAACAACAGCAAAATCAACAACAACAAAAGGAATGTCAGACCCAGTTCTTCTTGTTAATAATTTGCAGGTTGATCTTAAAAAAGCACAAGACCTCCTTAAATTTGGAAGCCCGGAGAGAAATACAATTGAAACATTGTTTGGAAAAGGTTCAAAGGAGATGGCTGCGTTGGATCAGGCGCGCGAAACCATTGATATTATGAGTAGATCAACAAGCCTTGCTGCTTCAAATTTGCTGGGCATGGATGTAAAACCGAATGAGGTTCTTGATGCATTGATTACAGTTGGAGCAATTCAAGTTGGACAAGTTAAAGGATTCGTTGTTTGGAAACTAATAGAAACAATGAGAAAACTTGGCCGCGTCTCAGAAAATGAAATCAAGGTTTTATTTGAAGATGTTTTGGCAAAATCCCTTTATGATCCAAAAACTGCTGAAGTTGCATTCCAGCCAGTAACAAAAGAAAGCTGGCCTGCAGTAAAGAGGCTTGCAAAAAATTTAGGAATTAGCGCGAGGGCAACTGATTTTGGTTTGGAAGAAGAACCAGAAAAACAAGATGAGACTCAAAAATAATAATGGCAAGCATTGTCACAGTTAGCCGCATTTATTCCAGCCCAAAAGCAAAGAATGAGGAGAGGATTGTTTCTGCGACATATACTGACCCAAAGACAAAGAAGGTGAGTGAAGGAGAAGATCACCAGAAAGCATACCCGAATGCGCCCAAAAACAAGAAGAGCCGGGAGACACCAGAATATGGGTTCAAGACATCATCTGGTCGCATCGTGAGTCGCAAAGAGGCTTATGGTATTGCGAAGAAGGCAAATCAATTAAAGTCATTGCAATCGAACAAAATTTTACATACAAGCAACCTCAAACAAAATAGAAAGAAATAATATGCCTATCCGTAAATGTGCCTCACAGAATTGTTTCAAAAGGAATGTTGCTGCCGAAATTCGCTCCGGCAAACCTGTTAAGCAGGCCGTAGCCATCGCTTACAGCGTTCAGCGAAAAGCCCGCGCAAAGAAGGCTGCAATGACCCGGAAGCGGGGCAAATAGCCATGGCACATGATTCCATGGTTTCTCTTGTTGTTGCTATTGCTACTTTCGTTGGAGGTGGATATGCAATGGCATCAGCGTTCTGGTGGGATCAGTAAGGATTCTAAAAAAGATAAATAAATAAATGAAGTTTGAAGCGAAGTCAGTTGATCCATCGCTAATTCCGTTTAGTGACTGCGAGATTATCGGGGACCATCTGATTATACCTGTGGTTGATTATGGTGCCATGGAAGACCATTCGTTCCTTGTAGCACTTGGAAAACTGGTGGAAACTTTCCTCCGCTCAAAGTCGATTGGAGGAGTGTCCATTGCCGATGATGTCGAAAGGATGGTCTGTGAAAAAATTGGGTTGGATTGGGATAATCATTGCGACTGGGTTCAGAGGGCATTGGATGAAGCGGATCGCAGCCTATCACAATCTGTGATACTGCGAGATGGACCAAGGCTATGGGCTGAATTCCACTTGTTTTCTTTAAGGAACAAAAACTGCCATGATTATGAATTTATCAAAAACTGGTTTGACAATTGGCAGGAATCAATTCCATGGAATGGTTGCCCGTGCCAACAACATTTTGAAGATTATTGCAACCAGTTTCCTATTGATTATTCCAACTTGTGGAAATGGGGAGTTGACTTGCACAACAATGTCAATGAAAGAATCGGGAAACCAACAATTTCACTTTCAGAAGCAGAGCAACTATGGACAAAAAGACTATTGTAAGCGATTCGGCAAATGACCACAAAAGGTCTGGATTTGATGGCAAGGACTATGATCCCTGGTTCTATGAGACTTGCCGGATGGTCAACATAGCCTGTGATAAATTCTGGACAAAAACACCCGAGCGGGTTAGGTTAAACGAAATTTACTATAAATTGAGGGCAGATAGATATGGTTTCTAAACCGAATATATTGAGCAACAACCATCCTGCATTTCCCGTGCAGGCGTATCCTGGGGATGCTTCTAACCCAAAGGTTCGCCCCAATACCGGCATGAGCATTAGGGATTACTTTGCAGCGCAGGCAATGGTTGGAATCCTTTCCAATCCGGAGGAGTTTGGAGAGACGGTACCTCCAAAAGAAATTGCAGATTTTTCTTTTCAAATGGCAAACGCCATGCTTGAAAGGCGGGAGAATCTATGAAATGCAACACATCCGCGAGCCTCAAATATGGGACTCCAACGCTGAAAACTTCGGCCCAAACAAAGCCGAAGAAAACAAACATTCGTGTTTCTATGATGAAACCGAAGAAATCAAAAATAAATATCATTAAAAGGAAGAAGTAATATGTCGGAAAACAACAACGAAATTAACAACGAACAACAACCGGAACAAATCAGCGAGGACCATGCCAAGGCACTTGAGCATGTGATTTCGCAGATCGACTTGTCCTCTGTAAACAAGGAAGATGTTTTCCTTGATTTTATCGGGCGCCTTCGCCGGTTTAATTTCGAGGGAATGGTTGCATTGCGATTGCTGGAAAAGATTGCCATCAAGGAGAAGTCTGAAGCCAATGAAGATGAAGGACAGTGATTGGAGCAGGAACGGAAAAGGCGACAAGCCTCGCACAAAAACCTGGGATCGGAAATGGCAGGAAAACTACGATGAGATTGATTGGTCTTCCCATCGCAAAAAAAACAAACACATAAATAAAAACAGAAAGAAGAAACATGGCGTATACTAAACCAT